GCTTCTTCACTGTGAGTACAGATCTCCGTGGGAGAACCATCGCGAGTGGCCGCCTCGGCGTGATTTCCAAGGCATTCCCGGAAGATTGGCCGTGGCCATTGGCGCGAGTGCAGTGAAGCGCAAACGACAGGAAGTGACGAGAAGGTCCATAACAGCCCCTACGTAGAGTGTACCGTTCCCGCTCCGTTCCCGTAGGTCACGCCCAGGTACTCGGCCATCTGGTCGAGTGAGGCCCACGGCCCCATCCGCTGCACGGTCCGGATGTCGATGCCGTAGTCGCGCAGCATCCGAGTCGCCCCGGTCGCTCGAGTGGCGGTGTGCCAGACGATCCCATCCTGATCGAGGCCCCACGGCAGCCCGGCAGCTTTCACGGCCTTGCGGAAGATGCGGAGTAGCCGCCCGTTCGCTGCCGCCGGCTCCTGCGAGGCGAACACCGCGGCCCACGTCGGGAAGAACGGCGCATCTGCCGTGGCAGGCCGGCGCGCGAGCAGAATGTCACGTGCGCGCGTCTGGAGGATCGTAGGGCCGTCGAGGCGGGCGACATGCGGGCCGGTCTTGGTGTCCACGACGAGCCCGCCACGGTGGTATTGCGACCGCGTGAGGGTCACCAGGTTCTCTTGTCTGAGCAGCGTCCCGACGCCGACCACGTACAGATCGTGGAGCTCGGCGTCTCTCTCGAGCAGCGCCGTGAGCAAGGCCGGTTCTTCGGTGGCTTCCACGGTGCGCTTGGGCGTGAACTTCGCCCGGCGGTGCTTGTAGCCGGCCAGCGGGGACGCCTCGACGTACTCGCCCACGGCACTGGAGACAATGGCCTTCGCGAGATTCAGGTGTCGGGTAATGGTGCTGCGCTTCCGGCCCTTCTCCATCATGGCCGCTTCGTATTCCTTGAGCCGTGCGTGTCGTACCTCTGTGAGTTGGAGCATGCCGAATTCAGCTGTGAGCGCGGAGAGGATTGAGCGCTCAGCACGGTGGCTGTCATGGGTGGCGATGACGTGCTGATCGAACCACTCGGCCTGCTCGCTGAAGGTGCGCGGGCGCTCGCTGGGTAAACCCACGCGGGACTTGGCGATCTGGGTCAGCCGCGCATGGTAGATCGCCTCTGCCGCAGCGCGGTTGGCCTTGCGCTGGTCCGGATCTGAGGCATCGCAGCGAATCCCGAGCCGTTCCTTTTTCTTGACGCCTTCAAGGTAGAGCCAATACCACGGAGAATCTGGCCGCGTAAATACCCCCATCGCACTAGACCCCTGTGACCTCGGCTGTCCTGTAAGTAAAGAAGAATGCGTGCAACCTAGTCGATGCCCGGTTGCCGATCGGCGTATTGATCGATAGCCTGTGCTCTCGCGTCAACCTCGTCTGCCCCAGGTAAAGGGAAGCGTCCATGTCAACGCCGCGACCGCTCGTGCCGCCACGCGTTCCGTATGATCTCGACGCTGACGATGTGCCATATGCGGATCTGTACTACCGCCTGAGCCGAGTTAAGCGGGCCGCCGTCCGCGCCTTAGTGCGAGCGCTGGCAGGCCAATTGCCTTTCGAAGCGAGTTCACGAACGCTTCGAGATCGTCGCGTGAGCCACGCCACTGTCGGGCAATGTCGGCTAGTCCTTGTTCCAAGGGATCGACCATTGGCGGCGCCGCAGGTTGAGCCGCTGCGCGTGCCTGTGCGTCCTGCTCGGTAGGTAGGCCAGCCAGTAAATCCATCGCTAGTCGTCGTTCTTCAACACTGAGCCCGAGCGCGTCGGCAAGCGCAGCGATATGGACGGGCTTGGGCGGGCGGCGTCCACGCTCCCACGACTGCACAGTTGACGGACGCTTATGCCCGAGGCGTTTTCCGAGGTTCTCCTGAGAAATTCCTGATCGGAGGCGCCACGCCCTGAGCTGGTCGCCAAAGGCCGTCACAGGCTCAGCGTAAGCGGCAAGACTCATATATTCAACGGCTTACTGACGGCAATAATTTATTTGACCTTCAACTCACATTTTGAAATACTCCGCTTTGTGAGTTGGAAATCGAACCGTCTCCGGGTGCTCAGGGCCGAGCGGCGCATGACCCAGCACAAGCTCGCGAAGCGTATCGGCATGTCGCAGGGTCAGTACTGCCGCACCGAGCGTGCCGAGCGTGAGCCCACACAGGCTGAATTGGAAGCGATGGCGCGCGCGCTGAAGGTGGACGTGGCGGTCATCACGGGCGATGGAGTGCCAGCATGAAAGCCGTGGAATACATGCGCTCCGAGGACGCCGCTCTCTACCTCGGGTTCACCAAAGAGGACGGCACGGCGAACCTCTCGGCGTTCAAGCGCTGGATGCAGCGCGCGAAGCCGAAGAGTTATCGCATCGGCAAGCGCTCGCTGCGCTTCCGGCGTGTCGATCTCGACCGCTGCATTGAGGCGAGCTGACATGACGTGGCTACTCCTTGCGCTGTGTCTGCTGGCGCTTCTGTTTATCTGGGCGCTCTGCCGGGCCGGGGCGCGAGCGGATGCGGTCAGCGCGCGCACGTTCGAAGGCGTCGTAGGCACACAGCAATGCGAGCACATCGCGGGCGCGGTCGGCCTGAGTAGTGGACCGGGAAACGAACGGTAGGAGCTTCGCTGGCGATTTCGGCGTCGAGGACATCGTGAGCAGCAATGTAGCGAGTGAGATCAACGGCACGCATCACAACTCTCTTGATGGCGTGGCGCCGCGCATGGCGAAAGTCGGACTCGCGCGTCTCAAGAATCTTGAACAGGACAGATATCGCAAGCAATTCGGGCAGATTCTGCGGCGGGCCGTTGAGTTGGGCGGACTCATCGACAAGGAAGCGGCAGACCAACTCGGCGTCGATCCGGCGCAGCTCTCGCGGTGGTACAGCGGCGCGGAGAACGCCCAGTGTTGGCGATTTCACGCACACGAAACACTCGGGCCGTGCCTGCTCGCGGCGATGGCGGAAGAGACACCCGGGGCCACGATTCGACAGGTGATTGAACTTCAAAGAAAGGTTGGCTAGATGGCGGCATCGATTGAAATTCCAGGCGTTGACTTCGGAGCCATCGCCCGCGAGGTCGTCGCAATCAAGCTGACGGAGTCTCTCGCGACATCGCCTGACGGCATCAAAGCGATCGTGCTCGCGGCGCTTGGGCAAAAGGTCAAGGCCGACAACGGCCAGGAACCGCGGTCGTACGACACGAACACGGTGTCATGGGTCGAGTACGTCGCGGCCGACATGATCCGCTCAGCCACGAAGGAAGTTCTGGCCGATCAGGTGGAGAAAATGCGCCCGAGGCTCGTAAAGGCTGTCGAAGAGGCGCTCAAAAAGAACACGACCACGATCGCTGCATCGCTGGTGGATACGTATGCCAACGAGGCCAAGAACGGCTACCGCCTCTTTGTGTCCATGCAGTTCGCGAAGCACGAGAGATAGTCGCCATGAACTTCGACGACTACATCTCGCGCGATCCGATGGACGGCCAATGGCACCGCCACGCCGAGCGGCCAGAGCCGGAGCCGAGACGCGAGCCCTGCCGCTACTGCGTGAGTGGCGATCAGCAGATGCCGTGGCCCCCAGAGGCGCCCTCGATGCTGAAGTGTCGGATCTGCGGTGATACGCACGCGCTGCGCGAGGTGAGCGGAGACGAACTACGCGCGGCCTTTGCGGGCATGGCGCTCTTGAAAGGAAAACAGCGATGAAGTTGTCGGAAGCGATTCGGTTGGGCGCGATGTTGAGGCCGCAGGGGACGGATGTGTTCTTCGCCTTTGGCAAGTCGTGCGCGCTCGGCGCCGCGTCCGAAGCTATCGGGCTTCAGCAGCCGCGCTTTCAGCCGTACGCGGACATTGTGGCAGCGTTCCCTATTCTCGCTGAAGGATCGCATGAGTGTCCGGACTGCGGCGAAGTAAAAGGTGAACTTGGCTACCTAGTAACACACCTGAACGACATTCACCGCTGGACCCGCGAGTGCATCGCCGATCGGGTCGCCGCCATCGAAGACGCCGAAGCCGCCAAGGCGGAGTCGCCTGTGGCCGCTGAGGTCACCGCGTAGCCATGACGGGCGTGCTGCTGCTGGTCGCGATTGTCGTAGGGATGGGCGGGGTGGCGTGGCTGTGGGAACGCAAGGGGTGGCGGATATGACCGCCGTCTACGTGTTGGCGATGCTGGTGGGGCTGGTGGCTTGGTGGCTGTCGCAGAAGCTGGCGTGGGAGTCGATGCAGGCGCCGACCCTGGTCCAGCAATGGCGGAAAGTCTGGGCGGCTCCGGTCATCAAGGTGAGGGTGAAATGAGCGACATCGAAATGGAAGCGGTGCGGCCGAAGTTCATCAAGGACCATCACCTCACGTTCTTGGACGATTTGCGCTCGTCAGGCGCAACGAACATGTACGGCGCGGCTCCGTACATTCAAGCCGCCTATCGCATGCCAAGAGATAAAGCTGTCGCAACTCTCATGTATTGGATGCAGACGTTTAGTCAGCGGCATCCTGAGAAGGCTGCGAAATGACACCGCGCGAATTCCTCGATTCGCTCGGTGCGGCGCTCCACGACATGCGCGTAGTGGCGGGTGAAGCATGAGGGCGGGATGGCAACCGCGTGGCCTGCCGTTTGAGTCTCGCCACTCAGTTGATGCGGCTACTGGATGCTGGAACTGGACTGGTTGTGTTGACCCGCGCGGGCACGGCCGTATCAGTATCAATGGCCGGGTGTTGCTCGCGCGTCGGGTCGCCTACGAACGATCGCGCGGCGTGTCAGAGCAGCGAATCGCGCGATGGCGGAGGCGTCATGACACGCCTTGAATTCCTAGTGGCCATAGACCAAGCGCTTCACGAAATGAGGGTTATAGCTGTTCCGAACTACAGCGCCACGGATTATGTGTGCGTCTGCTCGTGTGATTTTGAGCATGTGCCAGTCACGACACAGGCCGAGGCGCAGGCGCAAGTGCTCGCGGGCTGCCCCATCGCGCAGTTAGAGGCGGCTGGGGCGCGTCGGAAGGCGGCGCGGCTGGCCATGGACTTGGGCGTAACGGTGAAGAGGAGCGCCTAAGAGGTACCGGCCTCGCTCTGGTGAGACAGGGCGGGGCCGGGTGGACAACGAGGTATGGCATGGGCATTTTAGCAGAAGCGGCGAAGTTAGCGCACGAGAAACAGGCGGCTGAGCGGCACGCCTCACGGCGCAGGGTATCCACCTGGGGCGAGTTCGTGGCGGCCATCGAGGCGCACGGCGTCACGGATGGCACCGAGCTGCGGAGCATCGCCGACATGGCCTTTCCCTGCGTGGTGCGAGTGACACACGAGGACATCAACGCGCCCTTCGGGATTGACATCGGAGAGAGGCACTAGATGGCTGGATTCCAGAAAGCGAAGGCGGAGCAGGCCGCGATCAAGATGGGCATCTACGGCCCGCCCGGGGCTGGCAAGACGTTCACGTCGCTGCTCTTGGCTGAGGGCCTAGCGGCGCTGTCCTGGAAGCGGATTGCCTACGTCGATACCGAGCACGGCACCGACTTCTACTGCAAGGCGGTCAAGAGCCGAGCCGTGCATCCAGAGGCGTTCGACTTCGATGCCATCTATACCCGGAGCATCACGGACGTGATCGCGGCCGTGAACGGCCTGAAGCCTGCCGACCACGGCGTGATCGTGCTCGACTCGATCACGCATCTGTGGGAAGCCGCGATGGCCGCCTACCGTGGCCCGCGCACCAAGACGGGCGGGATTCCGATCACGGCGTGGGGACGGATCAAGAAGCCCTACAAGGATCTGATGTCCTACCTGCTGTCGTCGCCGATGCACGTCATTATCTGCGGCCGGCAAGGGCTCATCTACGAAGAGAACGCGGAGACGGGCGAGTCGGCGGTGGTCGGCGTGAAGATGAAGGCGGAGGGCGAGACGCCCTACGAGCCGCACATTCTGATCCGGATGGAGTCCGAGCGCGGCAAGCCCAACGAGATCGCCAGCATCATCGCCTACGCCGAAAAGGACCGCACGGGCGTCCTCTCTGGGCGTTCGTTCGTCAACCCGACCTACGCCTCCATCTGTGCGCCGATCGTGGGCCTACTGGGCGGCACGCAAGCCCAGATCGCCACGGAGGACGAGGCGTCAACCGTAGATGCTGAAGTGTTGGAGCGCCAGGAGCGGGAGCGCGCATCGGAATCGGCGGATGTGCTCCGGCGCATGTCGGCCCGGATCGACCTCGCGCCCACCGTTGAAGACCTGAAGGCGATCGGCAAGGAGATCACGCCCAAGCTCAAGGCGTCGATGCTGCCGGCTGACGTCGTGCGGCTGCGAGCGAAATACGCCGAGCGTGACGCCTCGCTGAAGTCGGGTGTTCCTGCGAAGCCGGCGCCGACCGATGCCGAACTGGATGCCGAGATCGCGGCCAAGGATGGCGAGACGCTCGGAGCCTTCTGATGAACCGCCCCTACCAGCTTCCTGTGTGGCCGACCGATCCGCTCCCGTTGGGCGCCAGTGCTTATGCGCTGCACTCGGCGAGTTGGTGGCGCGCGGTGACCAAGGCCACATTGGAGGCGCGGCGGTGAGAGACGACGTCAAGCTTGGAGATGTCTGGTTCCGCTATGAGGACGGCCCGGCGCACTACTTCGGATGGCCGTTTGAGCCAGACCAATACGAGGTGGTGAAGGTGACGCCGTGTGGATGCCGTGTGCGGTTCAGTAAGGGCAGCTTCAGTATAGGCCGCGATCGGTTCGTGCTCATCGGTGCGCGGAAGCAGTACGCATGGCCAACGGCCGCTGAAGCTCTGGAGTCCTACCGGGCGAGGAAGCGTAAGCAGATCCGGATCTATTCCGCCAAGTTGGCAGAGGCGCGAAGGTGTCTCGCGGTGGCGGGCGAGACGTACGAGTTCAAAGGGTTCTCGTGGGTATCCGCGCCTGTCACGGCGGAGAAGGCAAGCGAGGTTGGCGCATGAAGAAGAAGCCCAAGGGCGAGCATGTCGCCAACGTCGATGGCACATGGGACGGCCGCAAGGTCGTCCTGGATAGCGATGATCACTACCGCCGCGAAGTGGCTAGGCTCGAGCTCGGCGTCGGCGAGCGCGTCACGGTCACGGTTGGTCGCCCTGAGGACATGCGGAAGCTCTGGCAGCTCCGCCACCTGATGGGTCACATCTACGAGCCAGTCGCGTCGTTCGACAACTGCGGGCACACGAAGCTGGAACTGCACGCGATGGCGAAGGCGATGTTCATGCCGGACGGCAAGACATCGACGCGCGAGCTGACCTACGAAGAGATGGACGAGTTCTGCAAGCACGCGGAGCGATGGCTGCGGACGGACATGCCGGAGGCGTTTGTGGACTTCGATGCGCGACAGATGGGGCTGGCGTCATGACCTGGCGTGTCCGACTCGCGCGGTTCATTCTCCGGTCTGATCCGGACTGGATGGTCTGCCTCACCTCAGACTACTGCGCGTTCATTCGCCTGTTGGTGGAAGAGGACAAGGTGCGGTCGATCATCGCGCAGCATGCCCAGTTGGGGCCGGTGCTGGACCTGCTGCCGCGGAAGCCGGAGACGAGGCACTAGATGCCAAACGGCTCGATGTTTAAAGCGGATATGCCGTCTCGCGTTGAGACGAAGCGCATGCGGAAAGCGGAAGAGATGGCGCAATGGCGTGCCGTCTGTAAGCAAGTCGATACGCGCGATCGCGGGCGGTGTCGTGCATGCGGACGGCGGTGCGATCCCAACGCGCTTGGCCTTCTTGAGCGAGCGGAGCGCCATCACATCGTGTATCTGAGTGCGGGTGGCGAGGACATCGACCACAACGTCGTGACTCTCTGTGCAGGCTGCCACGCCGACCAACACGCCGGTCGGATGGACGTACGCGGGAATGCCAGGGCCGGGATCGAAGTCTGGCTGCGTGACGACGACGGCGCCTGGTTTCTCTCACGGCGGGAAGTGATGCCGCATGTAGTGGAGAAGGACTGATGACGCAAGCCTCGATCAATTTCGATCAGCCCGCCGAGACCATGACGGCCGCGGTGGCGCAGTTCTTCCGGCTGAATGCCGGCGTCTGGATCTCAGCGCTGGATGTGATGCGGGTAGGCGGCGCGCTGGCGTGGCGGACCGAAATCAGCCGCTGTCGCAAGGCGCCGTACCTCATGACGATCGAGAACCGCACGCGGCGTGTCGGTCGGAAGCTGTATAGCGAATACAGGTTGGTGCCATGAGCGGGCGCAACGGCTGGAAAAAGATCCCCATGCCCGGCCCGCCTGCCGCGCTGCCCAATGTGCTGCGCGCGCCTGCGGGCTCCTGGTGGATTGACGCGCAACTGAAACCGCGTGAGCAGTTCTACGCGGAGGCGGCCCGCTACGAGCACCACATGCAGGTGCGGGGCGTGAGCGCTGACCAGCTCGTCTGGCGGGACAAGTGACGAGGCGGAATAGCGACGGCATCGTGTTGCCAGAGGCGGTGCCAGATGAGCGCAGCTACGACGAGCGGCAGATCGCCCATGCGCCAAAGCCATTCAGCATCTACTACCAGGACGATGCGGTGACGCTATACCACGGCGATTGCCTCGACGTGCTGCCAACGCTGCCGAAGGAATCCGCCGACATCGTGTGGACAGACCCGCCATATGGCCACAACAACAATGATGGGGATCTGATCCACCGGTGGGAAGCTGCCCTCGGCCAGCTACCCTCCGGTGAGACTCCACCGGTGGGTCGTCCGATTGCCAACGACGGCGCCGACGACATGCGCCGAGTGGTGGACGGCGCCCTCACGGAGTGCGCCCGCATTCTCAAGCGCGACTGCTGCTGCTGCTGCTGCGGCGGCGGCGGCCCGAAGCCGACCTTCGCGTGGTTGGCCGAGCGCATGGATCGCGGCGGGCTGTCGTTCTTCCATTCCGTCATCTGGGACAAGGGCGGACTTGGGATGGGCTGGCGGTATCGCCGGAATCACGAAATGGTCATGGTGGCCCACCGCAAGGGCGGGAAGTTGAAGTGGGAATGGCAAGGGAAAGGCCCTGAGACGGCGAACGTCGTCCGGATAGGGAAGGTCATCCCCACGGCCGATGACCACCCTACGCCCAAGCCTGAGGCCCTGGTGCGGCATTTCCTCATGCTTCACGGCAAGCCTGGCGATCTGGTGGTCGATCCGTTTGCCGGCCATGGCGTCACTCTCCGAGTGGCCAAGGATCTCGGTCTGCGAGCTATCGGGATCGAGATTGACGAAGAGCACTGCAAGGCGACGGTCGAGCGGATGCGTCAGGGCTCGCTCTTTGGGGCTGGTGCGGCATGAGACTCCGCAGCTCGAAGTACAGCGCGAAGCGCACCGAAGTAGACGGCGTTGTGTTCCATAGCCAGAAGGAAGCGCGGCGGTACCAGGAACTGAAGCTGCTGCTGGCTGCTGGGGCGATTGAATGCCTTGCGCTGCAACCTGAGTTCGATCTCGACGTGATAGGTGGGCAAGTGAAAGACGTGAGGTACCGCATTGGCGGGTACAAGGCGGACTTTCAGTACATCGATAGGCGCACTGGCAAGCGAATCGTCGAGGACGTGAAGGGCTTCAAGACGCCGCTCTACAAGTGGAAGAAGAAACACGTCGAGGCCCAGTATGGAATCACGATCCTCGAAACCTAAGTGGGCGGAGGTGCAGACGTGGGCGGCGTAAGCCGGGAACCGCAGACGACTGCCGTTGAGCGACTTAAGTACAACTGCGATCGTTTCGCGTTAAGCCATGGCGCGCAGATTCGTTGGCGGCGCGTCCTACTTGCCGATCCGTGTGCGTATTGTGGCGAGCGCGCCGATGCCGTTGATCATATCGCTCCGCGGATTCGCGGAGGTCGGAACGACTGGAGAAACTATGCGCCCAGTTGCGGGCCTTGCAATTCGATGAAGGGGAAAGGGTCGCTCGCGTGGATGATCTGGCGGAGTCACGAACTCAGGAACGGACGCGCTCTCCTGAGGCCTGTCAGCCACCGTGTCGTAAACGGTGAGCGCATCGTGACCGGCTGGATGTGGGTGTATCAGGGTCACCACAGAATGACTCGCGAAGGTGGCACGAAAGACACGGATTTATTGAGAGAAAGAGCTTGAAATGAGGGTTGAGGTTGGTGGAGAATTGGGCATCGGGAACCGCGCGTCAACGCGGCCCCGACACCACTTCGCCACACTGGACGGAACCCAGGTGCAGCGCGATCCGAGATCGTCGCACATTCCTTTCAGGTTGACCAAGTGAACGCTTTTGGTGTTGGGCGTCGACCAATACCACACGCGAGCTACGTGCGGTTCCGCAGGGTATCGCGGCCACGATGAGCCGAGCCTGATGTCCAGGCAGAAGCGGCGGCGCGGTTGACGGCAACGCGCGGGTCCGGCGACAGATCAGTGCGGGCGGGATTGTGTGTGTCAGAGCAAAAGGCCGGGCGCTGCTGAGGAGCAACCCGGGACCGCAGAGGACGCTGACGCATCCGGTTCTCACGGCAAGACTGCGGGAGTGCGCGCACCACGGCGCATGACGAGAACCGCCGCACTTCGGGCTACGACGGAGACGCTGACGTTGTAGGAGCGATAGGCACAGAGGCTGCGCAGCATTCTACGGAACTGCGGGAGTAAACCGTGGTCCGCAAGAAAGAAGGAACGATGGCGACGGACGAACAGAGGCGGAATCTCTTGCACGACATGGTGATGGGCGTCCTTGAGCGTGCGGAGACGTTGGAGATCGGTACCGTCGCGCAGCATCTGGAGGACATCTTCGAGCGCATGTATGACGGGTGCGCGCAGTGCGATGGATTGTTCTCCGAGACAGGCGGCCGTCCCGTGTGCCAGCGGTGCTATGTGAATAACGGTGGTGGGCAGCAACAAAAACGGACGGGGAGCGGCAATGGGGCCAGCTAACTAGCCGAGAAGGAACGGCAGGCTGGGGAGGCGCAGCACGGCGTAGACAAGTCGAGCAAGCTGAGCGCCACGCCGGACACAGAGGGGCCGCCGGGCGGACGAGAGGCAAGGCCGCCAGTTGATTGGATCTGATGATGAGCCATGTGCGTAAGTTTAAAGACGGTGCGTGTGTGACCTGTGGCGCCACCAAGGTGGTCGTCAATGGCGCGTGGCTACGTCAGCGCCGTTTAGGCGCTGGGTTGAAGCTCAAGGATATGGCGAGCCGTCTCGGTCATGGCGTTGCCTACCTCAGCGACATAGAGCTCGATAGGCGCAATTGCTCACCACGAGTTCGCGCCGCCTATGAGGCGCTGTAATGGATGATGCGAAGCACGAGCTACTAACCTTAATCGACTGGCTACACACGCACGCGGTGCGCCATATCGCCGGCAGTACGCCGAAGTCAGCCGTGCGGCGTCTGGCTTGCGACGTTCACGAAGCAGCGGGTCGTCTTCATCAGCTCGCACTGGACGCGATGGGAACAGGAGCGACGTCGAATGGACTGCTGGACATTCAGCGCAAACTCGGCGTCGGGACTGCCACGGCGATGGAAATCCAAGAAGTTCTGAATCGAAGGAGTGTGCGTGATGGGCGCTGATGGATCGCAGAGTCGAGGCGGAGGTCGAATCTATTCGAACGAGCTGGTGTCAGAGCCAGCGGCGAAGCAGGTGGAAAGGTTTCCGCGTGGGCGAGACGTGCGCGACCACCACTGCGGCAACCCGGAGTGTGAAGCGTGCGATGCGCAGCAGCCAGAGACAGAGGCGGAACTGTTGCGGCGCGATCTGGATTTTGCGCGAGCCGTCATTCATCGTCTCGAAAAAGATTGCTACGCACTGCAGGAGGCATTGCGCGGCATCCTTGAGATCGGCAAGCGCGACATGTCGAACCCGAAATACGACGGCTATTTCGAGGTGGCGAAGAAGGTGATCGGTGAGATCAGAGGCTTGTAGATGTCCAAGCGCGCTGGCTACATCATGGTCGATGAAGACGACGCTGACTTCAAAGCGTTCTGGAACGCGGTGCCATTACGCACCGCGAAGAAGGACGCGAGGCGTGCGTGGGCCGCGCTGAACCCATCACCGGAGCTCGTGCAAGCTATTCTTGATGCGCTGGCCTGGCAAACGCCGATGTGGGCACGGCAAGGCTACGGAGCGCCGTACCCAGCCACCTACTTGAACGGTGAGCGCTGGACCGACGAATGCCCATCACACCTGAAGCCACGAGAGGAATGGCACTGTCCCCACGTCCAGCACTGCAACGGTCAGCACCAGTGCCGTCTCCTCCTCTCGGTGGATCCGGAGGGGACGAGATACACCCAATGCAGAAAGGCTGGCTAGTTCGAACATGACGCGGAAGCCGACGCAGCTTGCCAAAATGTTGGTCCTCTGGCGTGCCGTCAATAATGTGACGTTACGGAGCTTAGGGAAGCAGACGGGTATCTCGCACGCCACGCTCATGCGAATCGAGCACGGCTACGCGATGGACCTTGAGACGTGGAGGCGGTTGGAGAATTGGTTACTGGCGAGCTCTTGACAGAATACATGTATTGTGTAGAATAGGCGCCATGGAGGGGATGGCAATGACGTTTGCGCAGCACATGGCGATGGCTCGTGAGTGGTGCCGGTACAACGGCCAGAAGGGAACCGAGAAGCAGGCGCTACGGGTGATGCGGCAGCTCACGGCTGCCGATCTGATTCGCATGCTGGGAGAGCGGAACGTACCGCTTCCGGCAGGCTGTGAGGTGCGGTGATGGTGCGGTTCGACTGCGGCGCATGGGAACACGAAACGATGCGTGAGATAGCAGAGCGGGCGGCCGTGCTGGCTCGGCGCGCTGGCGTCCGGAAGGTGTCTGTGCAGGCAATCTGGATGGATCTCATCGCCACGCACGTCAACGGGTGCCCGCTGAGGCTCGAAGAAATGCGGCACGCCGACGATTTCAATCTGGCGCATGACGTGTTTGGTATCGGTCGGCACTTGAACCGCGACACGGGCGCGCTGGAAGGGTGCTTCGTGCCGAGATTCGCGGCGCAGTAGTGAGCGATTCGAGCAAAGAGGCCGTCGCTCTTCGGGCGGCGGCTGTTGCGTGGACAGATGGCGCTCGTGGGCCGGTGCTGGACGCGCACGACACCGCCGGCCTTCGTCGTGACAGCAAGTTGAAGCGAGCCGCTGTACGCTTCGCTATGGCAAAAAAGCGAGGCTATTCCGACGAGTTCCCAACCACGCGAGAGAAGCGCGTCTACTTCATGCTCGACAAGATTCCACCAGCTCTCTGGATCCGCGTGAAGGCGAAGGCGAAGCGCGAAGGTGTGTCGCTGCGCTCGCTGATTCTGAAGTGGTGCCAAGAATGGGTCGAGCGCTGAGTTCTGTTCTGTGGCCGTGTCCGTGAAGGAGTCAAGGCGATGGAAGATTTCACGCGCGTGGACATCCGGACGTGATTCCCGCGTTGCCCTACCGCAATGGAAAAACGAGGTGATTTAATGGACACACGAGACGGAACGATCTACGACAGCCGCGAACTGGCAAAGGCAGCCGGAGTGCCTGACGAGGATTTGGTGACTGGCAGCCGTGAGGCGTTGGAGAAGCTTCGGAAGCGGCTCGTGTTCTCTGGCGGCTCTTTCAAGACCGTCGAGGAAGACGAGGCCAGAAAGCTACTGAAGTCAGAGGTAGGCAGGTGACTCACCTGGAAATCGGAACCATTCTCAGCCATCGCACCAAAGAGGGGATGATCGAATTGGTGCTCAACGGCGAGAAGACGCAGATGGACATCCCGAAGGCGAAGGAAGTGCTCGGGATGCTCAGCGGCGCGATCGAGGCGGCCGTGTCTGACACGCTGATCTATCGCTTCCTGACGTCCAAGGTGGGCCTGAGCGAAGACAAGGCCGCGGCTGCGCTTATGGACTTTCGAGAACTGCGCCAGGGCTCTCGCGAGACGGTGTATCCGAACTGAGGTGAGGCATGGAAACAGACTGTTACATGGAGTCCAGGCCAACGTTCTGGCAGCGCACGAAGTGGGGGATCTGGAAGGCGCCGCATCGCCCGCTGATCACGAACGACCCGCGCACGTACGTTACGGTGGAAATGCACACAGCGATCGGGTGGCGAGATCGCATCGGCGTGCTGCTGTTAGGGCGCATACGAAGCACGGTGCTGGTCTACACCGACGTGGAAGTAAAGCAGGCCGAGAGTCGTGCCGTCACGTGGGTTGAATAGCGAATCAACTCATTGCTCTACGCGGTAGCTTGTTCTAAACGCTTCACGGCTGTCGGTGGTCGCGACTGATTCTGATCTTTTTCTGAGGCTGTTCTGATGTCTGATGCTGTGCCCTCTCCGGCGGGCGAGGCCCGGAGGACGCTGAGAGACTACTGCGAGCATTTGGCCGAGTGCGGGATCTGGAAGTGTGCCGTCACGTTCGGCGCCGAGCGTTGCAACGGGCGACAGTTCGATGAGTTCCACTACGCGGGCGCGGCTGACAGCCACTCGTTCGTCGCCGGTGTTTGCACCTGTGGCCTGGATGCTCTCTTAGCCGCCGATCCCCTCCCAGCCGAGGACGGGACAGAGAAAGAACGTCATGCGCGCGTGGACGGCAAAGCTGATGCCCGCCCATAGCCCTACCGCGGCCAGCGTCTGGGCGCTATCAGCAGATGAAGAGCGCGACGTGATGGCGTTCGATCCGTGGGGTGAGCGAGATGCGACCTACCGCACCCTACGAAGTTCGTTCGTAGTAGTCCGGTCGGCGCATCAGTGCGCCATTTGTTTTGGTCCCATCGCGACAGGCGAGCGGGTGTGGTCGAAGTCTGAAGTTGACGATGGCAAGGCCAAGACATTCCGGTTCTGCGCTGAGTGCTGCTGGTGCATTGCGCATCGTTATGACGAAAACGAGGACGACCCGCACTTCGGGTTTATGCGCATGGAAGAACGCTGGGAAATAGGCTCCGGGCGGGCGCGCGAAGAACAACAGTCGTCCGCCGCGGTAGGGCAACGTGGGAGTCACACTGATTGACCACGCGCGCCAAGTCTTTATATTTCTTGTATTTACCGAGGACGGGAAGGACCAGTAGATGAGCGAGCGATTGCTGTCGAAGCTGTTCCGCCACGAAGAAATCAACGGCGCGAACCGGTGCCCGACCTACCTGCATCGTTGGGCGCTGTTCCAGCCGCGGCGGCCCAAGTGGCTCTGGCGAGGGTTTGGGATCTACCTGCACAAGTTCGTCGGCGACGACTGGAGCCGCGATCTGCACGATCATCCGAAGCGATTCATCAGCATCGGGCTCAAGGGTTCCTATCGGGAATGGACGTTCAACGAGCGGGCGGCGACGTGTCCGTGTCCGGAAGAGCACGAACACATCATGGCGACGGACTATCACGCGCCGTGGGTGCGGACATTCCCCGCAAGTCACATTCACCGGATCGTGTTGGTGGACGACAGGCAGCCGTGCTGGACGCTCGTCATCGTGCTCTGGCACGTCCGCGAGTGGGGCTTTTGGCATCGCGGCAGCTTCATGCCCTGGCGTGGCTACGTGGCCCAAGGTAATGCTATCGCCGACGAACGAAAGGCGTGCCCATGACGATGTTTAACCCCTCCCCCGGTGCCGCGCCGTCCCCAGCCAGGAAGAAGCTGATCGAGGACATTCTGTGGCTGGAAAGCTTCTACACCTACGCGAACACAGAGCAGCCGAGCCTGGCCAACAGCGAGGAATGGCAAACGGTCAAGGAGGCGGCGCTCGCGGCACCTTCGAAGATTGATACGCCAGCCGGTGAAGCGACCAATCATGAGTTGGCGGCGTTGCTACGTAAGTGGTGCAAGCCGTATCCGTCCGGCGAGTGCTGTATGTGCCAGTCGCCACCTGAAGAATATTGCGACGAAGAATGCAAGGTGCCGGCGCTGATGTTGATGGCGAACAGGCTCGAACAGGCAGCGCTCGCGGCGTCCCCTGTCTCCCATGTTCAAGCCGAGACACGCGAAGAGTTACTCGATCAACTCGGTCCAGTCGCGCCAGTCGCGGAAGAGTTGATGCGCCGCATGGCGGTCTCCCCGGCTGATCCCGCGCCCGTGGCGTGGTGTGCTTTTGCGCATGCGAATGCTGGCCAGACCTGCCGCGAGCTCAGGCCGGGCGATTCGGCGAGTTGGTGTCACGGCTGCGATCCCGCCATCCAGAGAGAGCAGTATTTGGCAATCAATAAGTGCCCGAACCACGGCTTCTACTCGATCACTGTTGAAGACGACGACACAGGGACGCGCGTCACGCCCTCTAAGTGCTGCGGACGCTGGGACACCGTTAAGCGTTGGAAAGTGTCACAGTGCGATCTCGCATCCCTCCTCGCCGCTCAGTCACAGCCCGCGCCCGTGGCGTCCCCATCGGTGAGAGAGCAGCTAACCTTCGAGGCATTCAGCGCGGCCAATCTGGAGCGGTGTGAGAGTCCTGAAGGGTTCGCCCACGACCTTCACGCGTGGTCAGCGTCCGACTGGATGACGGCCCTGGTCGGTGAGGTTGGGGAGGCAGCGAACATCATCAAGAAGCTGAATCGCTATCGTGACGGCGCACGCGGGAACAATGAGTCCGAGGATGCGCTGCGCGTGAAGCTCCGCAAGGAATTGGGCGACGTGTTCGTCTATCTCGACCTGATTTGCATATCACAAGGCTTCACAGTGCGCGATGCTGCGGTCGAAGTATTCAACGACAAGTCGCGGCAAATTGGCTACCCAGTTCTGCTCGCCGCTCAGCCACTCCCCGGAGGCGTCAAGCCCCCAGTCCAGGACGAACAGGAAAAGCACGATACGCGCGTGGACAGTTTGAGCTTCGCCAACTCACCGCTCGCAACGACCGCAGGGTCGAACGAGGTGCCTCCGTCGCCTGCTCATACACGTCTCATGGTGCCGCCCATCAATGGCGAGTTCGTCAACGCGAAGGCCGCGCACTGGACTATGGTGAGCGTCTACAGCCGCGAGATGGACCTGATCGGGCGACGCGATTTCGCTGTGCATGTCGAAACAGAGGAACCGCGTAACGAAGCCCAAGAGCGCGTCGTTCGCCGCGGCAATCGCTACTACCCGACAACGGTGACGATAGATGTTGGTGATGCCGACGTGTGGATGCATCCGGCCGAAGCACGCGAACTAGCCGCGTATCTTATTGAGGCGGCAGATGTGGCCGACGCCTGCGATTTACCAGACGGCGACAAATGCGGGCACTGGGCACCCTGCGACTGCGAGCAGGCTGTCGCGAAGGACAGCGCGGGCTCGTTACTGGACTCGCATCCCAACGATGGCCGCGTGGAAAACAAGAACGACTCTCTTGATCAGGCCCGAGCCGACGCCTACTCCCAGGGCGGCACCGACCTCGCGCGAGGCGTGAAACCAGCGGCGGCCACGGAGCGGAAGGAGCCGACGCCATGAGCACAGAGCAAGACGGAGAGTGCCCGCGTTGCTGGCTGCCCAACGGGCACGCTGGGTCGTGTGACCACCCAATCCAGAGGGATTGGGCTCCACATGTCGTGAGGGTGATCGGTGGCTTACTGCTCCTCTATGTCGTGAGCAGGCCCGAGGCGGAATGGCGCGCGTTCGCCATGGGGGCGGCCGGCGTGTGGATACTACGGATACTGATGCCGAGGTGGTTCTGATGGTGCCTGATGTGTCCCCCGCCTCCGTAGAGCGGCTGATCGAAGAACTGAAGCGGTATCACCACGTCTCAGATGACTGCTGGTATTCCTGTCCGCTCAGCGACGAAGGCTGCTGTAACCACGATGAGACTGGCTGCACCTGTGGAGCCACTACCCATAACGAGCAAGTTGATGCGGCTCTAGAAGCCGTGCGCGCCCTCCTCGCCGAGCGAGACGCATGGAAAGACCAAGCCGAGGACGATCAAGCGGACGCACGACGTGACCGCGAGTTGCGGCAGCACGCCCAAGCCGAGCGAGACGCCGCCGTAGCGCTCTTGCGCAATGTGAACCCGAACAGCTACCCGGTAATCGCGGCGTGGCTGGCTGCCCGCGACGCGAAGGAGCAGGGATGAGCATGTTCGTCGCTGGCTTGTCCGGGTTTCTCGGCGGTGTGACGCTCATGACCTACGCCGCTGCGCGTGTTTACGAAGGCGCGGACCGTCCGTTCGTGGCGGTGGGCTTCACCTTCGCGTTCCTCATTGTTGGCGGCTTCCAGGCTTATTATATCCGCCAGGGCGAGCGCCGAGACGAACGCCGCGAGATCGAACGCGAGTATGAACGGTTGTTGGAGGCACGACGAGCCGACGACGCGGTAGCTCGCTCCGTTGGAGGCAGCACGACATGACCACGCGCGCGAAGTCGTGCTCTGTCTGTTCTTTGACGTTCTCCACCCCAGGGAGGTCCACCCCATGAGCCGTACGCCGCACGGCTCCGAGAAGGTGCAATGCCCCTCCTGTGGGGCCTGGCACACGTTGGTCATGGACTCTCGAGGGCCACTTCGCCTCCGCATGTGCGACTGTGGCAAACGCCTCCTAACCCGCGAAGTGCTCGAGGACGCGGATTATCCGAAGCACACGATCACCGCCGCCACGATCACGAAATAATTACGAACCGCCCAAGCTCTTGGGCGCGACTCAGCTACTGCCACTTCAGAATGTGTACCTAGGCGTGTTCTCACAGGACGCGCCGGAGGTGTCGCGCCCATTTGAAGCTTACGGTGCCTGCGCTGTCGTCCGTGCTTCCGATTGAGCTCCCACGCGATCAGCACTGTGACGTCATTCTCGACAGCGAGGGCCGATTCCTCAGGCTCGTCGAGACGATGCCGCCGCAAATCAACTTCGAACGCTTCCCAGCGCCTACCCGAGCGATCGAGGCGCAATGGCGCGCTGAGGAATGGGCTGAAGCGCAGGCTAAGTGGTGGAAATCGTGAGCGACACCGCCCTCGCCGAGCGCCCCACAGACACACCCGAAGTCGAAACACGCAGTTCACGTGCGGACGGCAAAGGCCGCAGGCTCACCCACCGCGAAGTCAGCACCATCCTCCAACTCGCCGAGATCGGCAAGAACATCCCAGAGATCGCCCAAGTCGTAGATTGCTCAGTCTCTACCGTCCACAGCACGCTTGAGAAATACGCCGACAACCGCTCTCTCGCACGCCGGAAACTTGAAGGCGGAGCGACCAAACTCGTCGATACCGTGCTGCAGACGAAAGACGCCGCGACGGCTCTGCGAGCCCTTGGAAAGCTGGATGTCGTTCGTGATGAACAAGATAGAGGCGGCACGAACATCGCGATTGTGATTGGGCAACCCGGGCAGGCGCTACAGCCACCGAGTATTCAGATAGCCTCTGGAACAGAAATCAGACCACTTTCGCCTACGAACATCAGTGACTTAGCCTGTGGAAAACATGGCTAACGTCGAGATGTGGGTCGCATAGTAATGGATTACGTTAACCGCGAAAAGGCCAATGAAAATGGGGGAGCTGCACCGTGTGGAGACACGCCAGGCCCCCGTCAAGCCGGCGCGGCAACGGTGCGGGAGGCTCCAGCCCTACCCCTGCCTGTGCGCCCTAGTCGTGAAGACCAGTTTGCGGTGATGGTTGTTATGGAGCATGGCTTCGCGGATGGCACATTGGAGAAATCCTTAGGACAAATGACACCTATCCAGCGCACGGCTGAGCTGTGATGTCTCGATTCTGGCCATTTGGTCGTGCGAAGGCGGTAGAGGCGCCCGTTGAGTCGGCGCGGGACACGGCGGAGGTTCCAGCCCTGGCGGTGTGGGACGGCGCGGTGACGTGGACCTCGGTCCCGCCGGCTGAGCCCGAGCCGCGTCGGTACTGCGAGGTGACGCGGGTGAAGGGCGTGGGTGAGTTTCATGCGGTGTGCGACGTGGGGTTGAAGAAAGCGCCGGAGGGTGGCGTGGTGATCCGGACGGGGCACTGGGTTGTTTAGTACGCCGTATGGGTTGCGGGTCGCGCAGGGGACGAGTGGGGCGGGTGCGGCGGTGACGGTGACGGTGAGTGGGGTCACGGGGCAGACGCACTACCTGCATGGGGTGCAGTGGTCGTATTCGGCGGCGCCGACGGGCGGGCGCTTGACGTCGGTGGGGCTGGTGGGGGACGACCTGGACGTGGACGTGACGGCGGCGGGACCGGACGCGGTGGAGTGCTTTGGGGTGCCTGGGGCGTCGGGGGGATCGGTGGCGGTGACCTTGGCGGCGCCTGGGGGCGCGGTGGTGGGGAAGGTGACCGTGGTGTATCGGACGATCTGATGGCGAGGAACCGCGGCGCGACGATTGCGACGGCGCCGGACGAACCGATTGGCCCTGGTGGGAAGTGCTCGTGTGGGGCCGCCTACGTCTGGGCGGAGGGCGCGTGGTGGTGTGGGGGCCAGGATCCGGCATGCCGGACGAAGCAAGCGGAGTTCGCGGTCACGGCCGAGGACAAGAAGACGAAGGCTCGGACCTGGTTGTATGTGCCGACCCATATCGGCGTGGCGTATGAAACGAGTCGCGCGAAGAACCGGATGCCAGGCGGGGCCGCGGGTGGCGCGAAGAGTCACATGCTCCGGTGGGGGATGTTGCGGAAGGCGATGACGATACCCGGGTATGAGGGACTCATGCTGCGCCGGACGTATGGCGAGCTCGAGCGGTCGCAGTTGCGCCGCTTGGCGGTGGATGTCCCTCGGCTCGGTGGGGTATATCACGAATCGAAGTACCTCGCGGAGTTTCCCCAGACGGGGGCTCTGATCGAAGCCGGACACTTGGACGACAAGACGGCGCTCTCGCGCTGGCTCTCGACTGAGTACGACGAGATTTCGGCGGATGAGGGCTCGACGTTCGATCCGAGCCACCTGATGGAGCTCTCGACCCGGGCGCGCTCGAGTAAGCCCGCGGTCCGGAAGGCGGGCGGGGCGCGGTTCAATGTGGGGACCAATCCTGGTGGGCCGGCGTGGGCGGTGCTGTGTGACTTGTTTGTGACGCACACGCCGGACTACGAGATGTTCCCGAAGTTGAAGGACAAATACGACCCGGCGCAGTGGCACTACTTGAAGGCCTTACTGGACGACAACCCGTACCGGGATCCGGATTACGAGGATTCGCTGGCGGTGTTAGGTGAGGCGCGGTACGAGCAGTTGCGGTGGGGGGCGGAGTTCATCACGGACGGGCAGTTTTTCCGGCAGTGGCGCGCGGAGAAGGACGGGAAGCCCTGGCATGTGCAGGTCCGGGATGTGGCAGAACTCCGGTCGCTCGAATGGTTCTGTTCGCTCGACTGGGGCTACAACGCGCCCGGGGTCTTTCTCTGGTGGTGTTGTCTCCCGGACGGGCATTACCACATTGCGCGGGAGTGGAAGTTCCGCGAGACGCCAGCCAACGAGATCCATGAGCGGTTCTGGCAGATCACGGAACAGGAGCTCGGGATTGCGCGCCTGCGGTATGTGGTGGCGGACCCGGCAACAAAGCAGAAGACGGGTGCGGGACGTGGCGAGTCAGTGTTCGAAACGTTGACGAAGCGGATCGGGCGTCACAAGGGCTTGCCGATGCGGGCCGGGGACAACGACCGTGCGAATGGATGGCAGCGCTGTCATCTGCTCTTGCGAGAGGCGACGGATGGTCAGCCCTGGGTGTCGGTGTCGCCGGAGTGCCGATACGGGATCCGATCGATGCCCAGGCTCGTGCAGGATCCGAACGACCCAGAAGACCTCGACACGACGAAAGACGACCACTGGGCGGACACGTTCCGCTATGGGGCGATGAGCCGTCCGAGCCCCACCCGAATCGTGAAGGACGACGCGCCGAAGCCGGGCCAGTGGGGCTTTGACACGGCGTGGGCGGACGCGCAGTCCAGTCAGGTGGTGATCGCGTGATTGTGCCTCCGGTCCTCCCTGAGCCCGGCGCGGCAGTGACGCCAGAGGCTCCACCCACGGCGCCGTGGAGTCCGGGGCAGTCCCGTCCCTTGTCTGACGAGCAGCGGACGACCTGGGAGGCGTTGACCGAGCGCGGGTACAAGAAGGCGAAGACCTATCACCCGCAGTGGGAACGATCGCTCGAGCGGTACGCGAAACCTCTGACGCCCAAACCCGGACAGGGGGACGAGATCAACGCCCTGCTGGACTACCGGCATGTGGAGAACCGGAAAGCGCAGCTCCACTTTGAAACCCCCGACGTCAACCTGACGCCGATTGATCCGACGGACCCGCAGCAGCCGATCGTCCAGATCCTTCCGCTCCGGGAGAAGGTCTTGAATCACACCCTAGGACCGGACGGAGCGGATCTGCAAGAGGCGGTCGATCAGACGATCGTCGATGCCACAGGGGCGTCGGGGTGGCTGGTGATCAAGGTCGGCCACGAAGAGGTGTCCTTACCGGATCCCGTGACGGGCACACCGGTCCCGATCTGGACCCGGCGGTTTCTCACGCCCATCTCGAGCAAGTCGGTCATTGTCCCGGACGGGTTCAAGTCCACACGGTTTGACGAGGCGCCATTCCTCGCCATCAAGGGACGGGTACCGGTGTCCGTCGGCCGGCGGATGCAGTGGCTGATTCCGGCGGGGTTTGAAGGGACACTCAGTAAGGACGAGTCCCACTTCTCTGATGGGAGTGATGACCAGCAGGCCACCGAAGGACAATTGGAGTACATCGAGATTTGGTACAAAGCCCATCTCTACGATCCGGCGGTGTTCAACCCCGAACTGTATCGCTGCCTGATTCTCGTGAAGGGGCTGGACCAACCCGCCTGGCACGTCGATTCGCCGTATCAGAGTTTGGATGAACGAGGGCAACTGACGGACGACTCCATGATCGGGAACCCGATTCATATGGGCGTCCTCCGGCAGATGCTGGACTCCGCCTATGTGCCATCCGATCTCGTCGTGGGGGAACAACTCTCGACCGAGCTCAATCGTTTCCGCACGGGGTTGATGCGGAACCGTCGGGGCCGACGGCCGGTGACGTTGATCAACGACAAGGCCGGCGTCGGCCTCATCGAGAAGGTGGCGGCGAACGCCGGCCCGATTCCCACGCCCGAGGAGTACTTCGACGGGGCGGGCGGACAACGGTTGCTGTCGATTGTGCAAGCGGGGACGGAGCCTCGGGACAACTACACCGCGCAGACGATCATCGAGCACGACTGGCAGACCGGCATGGGGTCGGGCGATAACCAGGGCGGGCAGTTCTCGAAGCAGAAGACCACAGCGACGGAAGTACGGACGGTCCAGGCCAATTCCTCCGCGCGGGCCAAGAAGGACGAGAACCGGATGCGGGCGTGGGTGGTGAAGTTGATCCGCAAGTTCGATGCGGTCCTCACCCGGACGGCCACCCCCTCGGAGATTCAGAAGATTCTCGGCGTCCAAGGGGCGCAGCTCTGGGAGCAGTGGCGACAACTCCCCGGGCAGTACGCCTACCACATCCAACCGGATGCCGGGCGGTACCAGGATGCGACGGAATACCGCGCCCAGAAGGTGAACGAGTACAACCTGTTTCGGAAGGATCCGCTCGTCGATCCGCAGGAGCTCTTGACGCAGGTGTTTACAGCCTTGGGGTACGACGCCGGGAAGATTGTCCGGCCCCCACAACCGGAGAAGCCGGAGCCCGTCAAGATCTCCGTGACGTTCAATGTCGAACAGGCGATGGCCGTCCCGGCAGAGATGAAACTATTGCTCGCGATTCTGACGCAGCAGGGGTATCAGATCCCGCCGGAGATTCAGGCCATGCTGGATGCCCAGGCCCAACTTAGGGCCGCGGTGGCGCAGCTGGTCCCAGAGCCGGGCGCGGAGCACGGCGGGTCGGCGGATCGCACGGAGCCGATCAACCAACATCAAACCGAACGCACGGGCGGGGTGACGGGCGTGGGGAGGACGATGTGACCTGTGATCGCTGTGGCGTCGAGCTCGCCATCGGAGACTTTCCGTTCTGTCCTCATGGCGCCGTGCGTGTGGGGCGTGGGGCGGATGTGACATGGCCAGGGGGGAAGACCTTCGAGAACCTCGGGGATCGTCCGGTCACGTTCTATTCGCCCGCCGAGCAGTCGCGGTACCTGAAGGCCCACGGGATCGAGTCCATCGTCCGTCATCAGCCGGTTCGAGGATCAGACAAGAGTCCCTATACGACCTCGTGGGCCTCGGGACTCCCGCAGGAGTACCTGGACGGCGTGGCGGCGATGTTGGCGCGCGCGGGGAAGACGCATCACGAATCGCCCTCGTACGTCAAGCACATGTCCGTTACAATATCCGACGTGGTCGAGACAGTGCGCGGGAGTCTCGCGTGATTCTGCAGCCGAACGGACAGCCGGCCCGGAAGAAGATCGTGGACCTCACCGCGAATCCCACGCTCTTCTCGTTTCTCATGACCGGCGATCCGATGCAGCTCTTTTCGTCGCATGGGCTCGTCTTGGACTGCCGCACCTGCAAGCTGCCGGTCCAGGCGAGTAACGGACTAGCAGACGGGACATGGCGCGTGGAATGCGGCTGCACGGAGTGGCGGTGCGCGAGTGCCGCCGCCAGAGGCACACGGTTGACCACGAGGACACACTGATGAAGAAACGCGGCGGCAAGAAAAAGTGTTGAGCCGGTAAGGCTCACAGGTTCGCGCTAGGCCGGCCAGCCGAAGACCCGTTGCCCACGGGCGCGCGAGCACAAGGGCAAGCAGACACAGGGCGGTCTGTTCGTCTCGAGACGATCTCGAGCGGATAGGCCGCCCTTTTTGTTTGTGCGCCCACGTTTTCGCGGCACCGCCAGCGAGAGAGCGGTGAAGGACGTATGGAGCAGAGCGCACCGACGACAACGATAGGCAACGCCGAAGCGGCGCTGGCCTTGGCCGACTCGTCCTCGGCCGACACGCAGACGACTCAGACCCCTTCTGTCGAATCGACCGCTGCCGCGACAGTGCAGCCAGACGGGCAGGAGACGCCTGCGGCCACGGAGACCCCCACGCCCGGCGAACCGCCCAAGTGGCGGTGGCAGGACATCCTGGCGAACGCGCGCGAGACCTCGGCGAAGGAAGCCGAGACGCGCGCCCGTCAGGAACTGGAGCAGCAGTACGGATGGGCCAAGGACGTCGCCGAGCACGAGCGTCAGGGGCTCCTGACGTGGCGCGCGGCGATGAACGGAGACCCGCAGGCGCTGGCACACCTCAAGGCCAATCCCCAGGTCGTGACCTGGTTGAAAGGCTTGATGGAGCCGGCGCAGACGGCACCGGATCCTGAGCCCGAACCGGACTTGCAGACGGCGGATGGCACGCCGGTCTACTCCGCGATGCGTCAACGCGAATGGCGCGAGTGGAACAACCGGCAACTCACCGGCACCTTCGAGCAGAAGTTGCAGAAGGCCCTTCAGCCGTTACAGACCGTCGCGCACACCTTCCAATCGCGTGAATCCGAAGCCGCCTATAACACGACGGTCTCGGGTGTCATCGCGAAAATGGAGGCGGCGGATCCGACCTTCAAGACGCACCGCAAGGATGTGGCGGACCTGATCATGAACGATCCCAAGCTCCGCACGATGGCGCTGGGGGATGGTCAGCAGTCCGCCGATCCCGAAACAGCTCTCGAAATTGCGTGGAGCCGGGTGTATCGCGCGAAGGTGCTTCCAGGCCAGCAGCAACAGTCCGAAGCGCAGGTGATCTCCACGCTGCAACAGCGTGCCGTCGCGGCGACCACGAATCCCGCGTCGGCCACCAGTGCCACGCCCAAGTCGATGCTCGGAGACGCGCGCGCCGCGCTCGAGCATGCGTACGCGGTGGTAGGCAAGGAGTAAACGATGGCGAATCCCAACGTGGGACAGCGTCTGGCGGTGGCGTGGCCGAACTTCATCGGCAAAACGCCGTTCGACCAGATCTTCCCCCAGTACTGGATGCTGGACCGGCTGAAGTCCGGCAAGGCATTCAAAGGGTTCGACGGGGGCACCTCGATTCAGGGGGGCACCGAGTACGCGATGAACACGACGGTGACGCCGATGTCGCCGTATGGCACCGTCGATACCACCCATATCGACGTGTTCGATCAGTTCGACTTTGCCTGGAAGATGTACGGCGGCACCGCCGTCCTGTCCACCCAGGACACAGCCGAAAACAGCGGCTCGAGCAAGAAGATCGATCTTGAGGCGGCCACCATGGAGAACCTCAAGAAGTCGATGATGGACAAGCTGTCCGTCGGCATCTACAGCGACGGCACCGGCACCGGCTCCCTGCAGATTGGCGGCCTCCAGCTGCTCGTCCCGACGGACCCGACCACCGGCACCCGCGGGTCCATCAACGGCGCGACGTTTTCGTTCTGGCGGTCGCAGACGGCTTCCGGCACGCAGACCTCGAGCGCCTACGACAACCTCCGTGGGGCGATGCGGACGATCTACACCGCCTGCTCGAATGGGTACTCCACCGAGCATCCGGAGTGGTTCACCTTCACGTCCACCGACTTCAACGGCTACGAGTCGCTGCTCGTGCCCAACGAACGCTTCACCGACAAGAGCGTGGGGGACGGCGGGTTCAAGAACGAGTCGCTGAAGTTCAAGGGGGCGGTGGTCAGCTATGACGGGGATAACCCGTCGGCGACGGGCTACGCGCTCAACAGCCAGCACATCAAGCTGGGCTATCTCAATGGCTTCTGGATGAAGGGCTATCCGGCAGTCGATCCCGCCAACCAGTTCGTGGAGGTCTTCAAGATCGAGACCAAGGCGAACCTCTTCACGACGACGCCACGCCATCTCGGCGTGATCACGTCGATCAGCTAAGGAGGGAGACGACCATGCCGAATCTTCGATCGACTCCCGTCGCGCTCGGGGCGAGCGCGTTCACCTCCAGTAGCGTCCAGCAGCATGCCCTCGGCTCGTACGGCGAAGCTTACGGCGGGCGGAAGTTCCGGTATGTCAAGGCCGGGGCCTCTGCGCTCGTGGTGGGCAACGCCATCCAAGCCACGATCGAGGACGTGGATCACGATGACATCGCCGTGCGAGCCACAGCGGCCGGCTCGACGGAACTGCTCATCACGACCGGGGCGTCAGGCGGCGCCTTGGATGTCAATGAGTACGCCGGCGGCTGGGCGGTCATCGACACGACCCCTGGGCTCGGCTACGTCTACCGGATCAAGAACCACGCGGCGATTGCGGCGTCCACCAACGGCACGCTCGTGCTCGAGGATGACGATCCGATTCAGGTGGCCCTGACGACCTCGTCCAAGGTCACCCTGATGAAGAACCCGTATCAGGACGTGATCCAGCATCCGGTCACCACGGCCTCCAACGTGTGCGTCGGCGGGTGTGTGTACCCGATCGCCGCGACGGAGTACGGCTGGATCCAGACCGGCGGACCGGGCGCGGCGCTCATTGCGGGCACGCCTGGGGTGGGCCAGCCGGTGACGTCCGTGGGCGCGACCGCGGGTGCGCTCTCGGTGCATTCGGCCGAGCTCTCGAACGTGGCGTACATGATGGTCACCGGACGCTCGGGCAAGGTCTGCCCGGTGTTCTGGCTGCTCGATTAACAGGCGCAAGCCTCCGGGGCGGTCCACCGTGGCCGCTCCGGTCTTTCTGAGATGAGGGACAGATGGCAGAAAAGCGCCGATTCCTGCAGCCGGTCGAAGTCAGCGGACCTCTCACGGAAGCGGGTGTCCGTGTGGTCACGACGACCGGCACACAGACGCTGACAAACAAGACCCTGACCAACCCCACGATTACCGGCGCGACGTCCTCGGGGGTGACGCCGGTGAACGTGACGGGATCCACGGTGACCCTGGGCGCCACGCACGTGGGGCGCGTCACCACGTTGAACCGTGCGGCCGGGATTGCCGTGACGCTGCCGGCGGCGACGGGGAGTGGAGACCGCTACACCCTGATCGTGGGGACCACGTTCACGGGCGCCGCGACGGTGAAGGTGGCGAGCAACACGGACTACATGATCGGCATGGCGCTGCTCAATGCGGATAGCGGCGCGACCACGGTCGGATTCGCCACGGCGAACACCGGGACCGTGGCGACGGAAGACGACACCATCGATCTACTCGGCACCTCCAATTCCACGGGCGGATTCAAGGGTGAAGTGATCGAACTGATCGACATCGCGACGGCGGTGTGGTCGGTGCGCGTGTGGTCGGAAGCCGGCGGCACGGAAGCGACCCCGTTTAGCGCCACGGTCTAACCGATGGCCTACGGCTCGAAGGCGTACAAGCGAGCGAAACGAGAGGCGGACGCGCGGGAGGCTGCGCGTCTCGCGTCACAGGAGAGAGCGATGCCGGAAGAGAACGTCCCCACCGTGGCGGAGTTGCAGGCGCAGATCGCGCAGCTGACGGCGGCGCTCGGCCGCGCACAGGGCGCGGATGATGTCACGCCCTCCGCGATCGAGCGGATGTTGGCGGTGCTCGAGCAGCAGGCCAAGACGCAAGCCACACACGTGGAACGCACCGCCCCACGCGAGAACCCCAACTACAAGGCGGTGAGCATCTTCCTGCAGGAGAACGGCGAGCCGTGGGCCAAGCTCCTGAAGTGCGACATGTACTTGGGATTGATGCACCTCAATCGCACGCCGATGACCAAGGCGGAAGTGGACGCATGGAACCACGTGGAACCAATCGTGGACGCCAGGCTTCGCAAGATGGACGGATCGTCGGTCCTCGCGACGGTCACGGCCAAACGGGACGCCGTGGGCCGGATTGACCAGATGACGGTCCTCCTCCCGCTGAAGAAGGAAGACAACCCGCAACTCTACTCTCCGTTGGCGGACATTGCGGCGCAATTGGCCGCACAGGTGACGGTGGCGGCGTGACCTTCCTGCAGATGAAACAGCGGTTGGCTCGTCGCACGGGCGCGAAGAGTGCAACGCTGGTGACCGCAACGGACACGCTCTTTGGCGAGTACCTCAACGAGACGTACCACGCCATTCTGCGGAAGCCGTGGGCCACCCATCTGCGGGACACGACGACCACGAAAGCCTCCGTCGCTGGGACGCAGTCATACAGCGTCACGAGTTGCGCGCGCATCAATCGCATCTGGGATCCGACCGGCCAGATCAAACTGACAATGCGGACCCTGCAATGGTTGCGGGTGACCGATCCCAATCCGGTGCAGGGCACGCCGGTGTTTTGGATCCCGACAGACGTTACGAAGACCACGCAGGTGTTTTTACTCGAGCCGATTCCGTCGGCGGTCGTGACCTACACGCTCGACATCACCTCCCCCATCACGGAGCTGAGCGCGGAGGGGGATGTGCCTCTGCTCCCAGACGATTTCCATGATCTCTTGATCGACGGGGCGGAACAGCGGGTGTTGGTGAAGAAGGACGATCCCGACCGCTGGCAGTTGGTGAAGACCCGCTTCGAGGACGGGCGGAAAGATCTGCAGTCGTGGATTGCGGGTCATCCGGACTGGCGTCCGAACTTCGGCGGAGCCATGGCGGAATTCTCGTCACTCGGCGCGCAGTTCCCAGCGGATACCGAGGTGTGGTCGTGAAATACGCCTTCGACACGACGGACGAGCAAGAGGATGCCATCACGTACAAGCGCCTCAAGCTCAACGTCGAGTTGGAGAAGGCTGGACAACCAACCTACGACGACAATGCCTCGTACGTGGCGTTTTTCGTCGCTACCGCCATCATCGGCCCGCTGATCGTGGAGTTCGTCGAATCCAAACTCCAGAAGGTGGCGGACGCCTACCGTGCGGCCACGGATACCGACCGGAAGACCGTGGAAGGGACGCTGAAGGTTGGCTAGTCGGCAGGCGGACCCTGTCATCTACACCGGCCTCCGCGGGCGGGACGGGAGCACGACCGCCCAGATCGAGATTCCGGAGCACAAGGCGAAAGAGTGCCTGAATGTGGATTTCTTTCAGGCGGCTTTGGCTCGAAAGCGAGGCGGGGCGACGGATGCCTTTGCGCTGACCACGAGCGAGAACACGTCCTCTGTGACTTCGGCCCTGATCCGTCATGTGCCGAGCGCAGACGAGACGCTGGCGGAACTGTGGATGGTGACCGGTGCGGCCACACCGATCGTGCAGCGACTCGCGGCTGGGACGGCGTGGGCCTCGATCACGGTGGGAGACGCGATCGCGACCCGTCCTCAGGACGTGTGGGGCGTGTCCTTCAATGGCAAGCTGTTCCTGTTCTACGACAGCACGCAAGACCGCGGACACGTCTACGATCCGGCCATCAGCACCACCGCCCTGAGGCGCACAGGACTTACCACGCCCTCCGCCGCCCCGACCGTAGCGAATACCGGATCGGGGTCGTACGCGGCGACACAGCGGTGGTATCGCGTCCGTGAAGTCATTCTGGTGAGTAGTGTCACCGTGCTCATTTCTGAAGCCTCCGCGGCCGTGGCCTTCACACCGTCTGGGTCTGGAACGGCGGCGCGAGTCACGAAGCCATCGGACATGGGTGAGGGGGCCACTCATTGGCGCCTGGAAGCTTCGGCCACGTCCTCAGATGGGCCGTTCTACATCCTCGCAACGACCGTGGTCGGAACCACGACGTACGACGATTCCGCCGCGACGACGGCGTACAGCAACGGCACCCCGACGGAAGTCGCGGGCGACTATACACGCCCGTCCAGCTTCAAGTACGGAATCGCGGACGGCGCGCGGCTCCTGATGGCGGGGCCGAATGAAGCGGGGATTGATCCGTCGTCGGTGTTCTTCACGACGGTCTTAGGCTCGAGCCGGGCGGAAACCGGCGGGGCGTCGTACTACGACGACGAACGGGTGCCCACGAGCAACAAGATCCCGCTCGACCCGAAGGACGGCGGAGAAATCACCGGATTTGGTGGGCCGTTCGAGAACCAGGTGATTGCCTTCAAGTACCGGCAGGTCTGGCGGCTGATTCCGACCGGGATTGAGGACGACCCCTATCGACGCAAGGCCGTGTCCAAGGTCGTGGGGAGTATCCGCCAACAGGCCGTCGTCATGGCGGAGGATGAATCCGGGAACCCTACCCTGTACTGGCTGTCGCACCTCGGGCCGTATCGCTTCAATCTTCAACAAGGGCTGTCGAAGCTCGTGTGGGATGTGCAGGACATCTGGAGCACGGTGAACCTTGCGGCGACGACCGCGACGTGCCACGGGGTGTACCACTCCGATCGCCATCAGATTTGGTGGTGGGTCTCGGTCAGCGCGGAGAACGAACCCACCACCACGAAACTCGTCTTCGATACGCGCCTGGGCCGGATGACGCAGGCCGGCGACGTGCGGGACGGGTGGAGTAAGCACACGGGCGAAACGGCCAAAGCTCGCTGCTCGGTGATGTTCGCGAACACACTCGGCGCCACGGTGTCACGGGACCTCAAGCCCTACATCGGCCAGAACGGCGGCAACGGGCGGCTGTGGAAACTGGACACGACGGATCAGGATGACGCCGGAACGGCCTTTCAAGGTCTCGTGACCTTCCCCGATCGGCATTACGGTGGGCTCGACCATGCCTGTGCGGTGCGAACGCCGATCGTCCTCGGGACTGCGGGGAGCGTCACGATCACGGTGGGGATGACGCCGAACTATGACAGCGCGGCCCAGCAGACCGGCTCCGTCTCGATGGTGGCGACCGGGAGTGAAACGCGCGTCTTGCGAGCCGTGGAAGGCGTGGAGCTCGGCGACGAGATCTATGCCGCGGCGGTCTCGGTGGGGGATGGGGCGGCGGCGGCCACGGCCCAGTGGACGCTGGATGCGTTGATCGTGCCGGTCGAGCGCCGGCAAGAACTGGTGCCGGTCTAATGCCGATTGACTTTGAACCCGGCGGCGCACCGGTTCCAGCCTACGCCCTGCAGCGGCTGACTGAGGATGCGTTTGTTGGCACGGCGGCCATGCTCGATCAGCAGCATGACGGGCAGGGCGGGCACACCAACGTCACGCTGGAATCGCTGGCGCCGCGGGTGGACGGCGATCTCGTGGAGATAGCTGCGGGACTTCGGTTCACGCTGGGGCCGTGGGTGCTTGACGCGGACGGGAACCCCAATACTCCCGTGGCCGCGATTCGTGTGCCGCAGATCACGGCGAACCAGAACGACTACAACCCGCCAGGACTGGCCACGGCGCTCGTGGTCGAACTGGACAGTGACGCGGCGCGCACCATCACCGGACTCGTGACGTCGAAGCGACGCCGGATTCTGAAGTTGGTGAATCGGAGCAACTACACGATCACGTTGTCGCACAACAGCGGTAGCAGCACGGCGGCGTACCGGTTTGCGTTCAGTGGGAGTGTGGACTACCCCCTCCGGTCAGGGGGCTATCTCGAGCTGTATTACGAACCTGGGGCGCCGATCTGGCGAGGGGAGAGCATGGGCGCGACCTTACGATCGGTCCAACGGGCCACGGCGATTATTGCCGCGGGCGATTCCTCCAAGGCGGCCACACTGGGGACCACGCTGACGGATCTGGCGAAGGCCGAAGTTAGGCTCCTGGGATTTACGACCGCGTCTGTCGATCTCCCCAGCCGCACGGTGCGCCTGGAGTTGACGAACACCACCACGCTGACCGCGTTTCGTGGCGGCACGGACGAAGAAATGCGCGTGAGCTACGAAGTCTCGGAGTGGGGGTAGACGATGGCACTTGAGGATCCATACGACCCGCAAGACCCGCAAGACCCGTTGACCGCGCCCGCTCGGGACCGGAACGCGCTGAGAAGCCGCGCCAAGTCGCTCTATGGGAATTCGTGGGACGCCGACGCCGAGCAGCAGTTTAACTCTCGGTTCGATCAGAACCAGTCCGACGAAGACCTGCTCGCGCACACGGGTGAGGACTACCGTGCGAGGTTTCCGAGTGGTGGGGGCGCGGCGCCGCAGGGGACGAGTCAGTACAGCTCTGGACAGGCGGGGTCCGGAGATGCGGCCCTCTCGTCCTTCATGGACTACATCAAGACCCGTGACTCCGCATCACAACAGCAGCAAGCGGCACTCCGCGAGATCCTAATGGGGCAATTGGGCCAAGCCACGTCCCCGCTCGACGCGAATGCGCCCGGGATCCGCGAGGTCTTGGCCGGCCAGCGTCTTGGCCTCCAGCGGGGGGCGGAACGGAAGTTGGCGGACTCGGCGGAGCTGAGGGCGTATGACGGCTCTGGTGGTGTCGGCGGGAAGGCCTACACCCAGGACCGCGATCGAATCCTCCAGGGGCAGGCGGAGTCCGACGCCCAGATGACCGGCGACGTCTTGAACAGAGAGCTCCAGCAGAAGCGCGATCAAGTCACGCGCATGCTGGCGCTGGCGACGCAGCTTGGGGATGCGGAAAGCGCGCGGCTGCTGCAAGCCCAGTTGAATTCGATTCAGACGCAACTGAGTCAGTCGAACTTCTACGACCAAAGCGCGTTCAATTACGCGCAGTTGAACCAGCAAGGGAATCAGAACACCTTGCTCTCGCTCTTGGGGGCACTCTCATGAGCTTCCTTTCTGGCCTCGGAAAGATTCTGTCGATCGCTGGGCCGATCGCCGCGGCGCCCTTCACGGGTGGAAGCAGCTTGCTCGGCCTGATGGGCGCTGGCGCGGGGACAGCGGCGGCCATCGGGGGCGGGGTTGGCGCGCTGGGTGGCGTGCTGAGCGGCGCATCCAAAGGCTCCGCCGATCAGCGACTCCAAGAGAATCAGGGCATTCTGTCGCAGCAGGGCCTGAATCTCCAAGGGGCACGTGATCAGTACAACGCGGGGCTCAGTGGGGCGCAGTTTCAGCAGCAGGAGCAGGATCGTCAGCGGAAAGCCGCGATCCTCTCGGCACTCCTGAAGGGGACGCAGGACCAAACCATCACGCCTGGCAATCCAATGATCGCCTCACGGATGCCCCAGGTCAGTGGTGGGGCGCGGCCGTCGAATCTGACCGGGAATGCGGCGGCCTTACTGCAACTGCTTGCGGGTGGGCCGATTCAGGCGCCCCAGTACCAGGCCCCTGGCGCCATGCCGATCAAGAACGCGGGTCTCGGTGAAAAGATCCTCGGTGGAGCCGGGCTCGGCACGTCGATTCTCGGCGCCTTGGGGCCACTGGTGAAGAAGCCTCAGCCGCAGGTGAATCTCTAATGGGTCTCTCCGGCGCGGCCTCCGGAGCGAGCAACGCGCTGCAGGAGATTCTGGCGCGGGCGTTTGCGGAGAAGCAGGCCCAAGCGCAGCTGGCCCTCCAACAGCAGGCGCTGCAGCAGCGCACAGACGCGGACCAACAGGATCGCAATCTGCGGATCAGGAACTTTGACGCCGACGAGCAGTATCGTCAAGGTCAAGTCGCACGCCAAGGCCGGCAGGATGACGTGGCGGCGACGGAACGCCGGCAGGCCGAGAATCAGCGCGGCGTGCGTCGGATGATTGGGGACTTCCTGGTGCAGCGCGGCGCCACCCCGTTGGATACTGGCGCACGACAGACACTGCAGGGGATGGCTATCCAAGAGGATGTGGATCTGCCGAAGCAGATCGCGGACGACCCGACGGCTGCCAATGCCGAATGGGAACGCCGACAGGGCATCGAGCACAAGAACCGCCTCGGAGAAATCGGCGCGACGACCGCTGGGCAGGAGCGCGTGGCGCGCGTGCGCGCGGACGAGACGCGTCAGACGCAGGCCGCGAAGGCGTCGTTGGGGGCTACGACTGGGGCCGGGAATGAGTACAGCACGGAGCGGGCGCAGCGCACAATTCAGGACGTGGACGAAGTGATCCCGATGATCAACAGCCGCACGTCAGGATTTGGGAGCGTGCTCTCTAGTGTCCCCGGCACGGATGCGCGGCGCGTGGCTGGGAAACTCAAGACGTTGTCGGCCAATATCGCCTTCAACGAACTCACGGCCATGAGGAACGCCAGCAAGACCGGTGGGGCTTTGGGTGCGGTGTCAGATCGAGAGGCCCAGCTGCTCACCAATTCGCTCGGCGCGATCGATCAGGGGCTGGACGGAGCGGATCTCGTGGCTGAGCTGAACAAGATCAAGGAGAGCGTCAACCGGTGGGAGCAGGCCCGTAAAACGGCCGGTGTGACTGGAGCGCCTGCGATGGCGACGAGTCATGCCCCATCGCAGGCGGCGCCAACGGTTCAGAAGTGGGGTCGCGATGCACAGGGACGACCTGTGCCGATCAAGTAGATGCCGAAGTCGATCGAATTTGACGGCGTCGTCCACGAGTTTCCGGACGATTTCACCGACGCGGACATTGCCGCGGCGTTGACGCAGGTGTCTCCGCAGGCCAGCCACGGCCAGTCTGGCGAAACGCCCGCCCAGATGGTCAACGTCGGCGGACGTGGGACCGGCCTTGATCTTCGCCTGTCTCGGCGACGATCGGCGGATGCGCTGCCCACTATTGGTGGCGGTGTCGGCGCGGCGCTCGGTGGGCTGACGTCGCCTGTCACTGGCCCGGTTGGGCCGGCTGTCGGTGCGGCGCTCGGCGGCGGGGCTGGGACGGCGCTGCGGTCGATGGTGCGTGGCGAGTCACCGAATGCCAACGAGGTGATTGATAGCGGACTCGGCCAAGGCGCGCTCCAAGCGGTGACACCACTGGGGACTGCGGCGGCGAAGGGGCTCTATAAGGGCGGTGTGGCGCTCTTGCCGAAGGGGATCAAGCAAGCCTTCCCCAATCTTGCTGAGACTGGATTCCGTGAAGGCGTGGCGCTGACACGACGCGGAGCGGAGAAGGCGGAACGCGCCATTGGCGAATCGGCCGGAACGGCGGACGCGATGATCGCATCCGCCCAGGCTGGCGGGGCGAAGCCGATTGCGCCGATTGAAGTGTTGCGCGAACTTCGGCCGGTGGGTCAGAAGATCCGCACGCAAGAAGGACTCGGGTTGCCCAGTGAGATGCCGGCTCTGATGACGCGGGCGAAATCCTTTATGGGGCGTGGCCCGCTGGATCTCCAGCAAGCGCAGGCGCTCAAGAAGGAAGCCCAGGATCTCGCGACGACCGCGTACAAGGCCCGTGACAAGGGCGCCGTGATCAACAGCATCGAGGCCCTGACGAATGAAGGGCAGGCGAGAGGGTTACGGAAGGGGCTGGAGTCGCGCGTGCCTGGGCTCGGTGACGTGAACGCGCGCACACAGTCACTGATCGGCGTCCGTGACGCAGCCGAGCACGCCAGCCAGACCGGGCATGTGCTGCCGCGCGTGCTCGGCGCGATCGGCCTTGGTGGCGCGGCGGGTCCTGCGGGTATGGCCCCGGCGGCGTTAGCGGCTGGTGTCGGCGGAACGATGACGACACCCGGGGGATTGACGGCAACGGGATTGGCGTTGAAGCCGATCGCGGCCCATCTGCCGAGTGCGACACGGATCGCGTTGCTCTTGAGCCTACTGGGTCAGGAGCAGGAGCAGTAAGACGATGAGCAGGACGCCGATCACGACCACGCCGTGCCCGATGTCGCGCACGTTGTGCTCGAGGCGTTCCCAGCGCTTCTCGTCCACGCTGAAAGCCTAGCATGAGCGAGGCGGATCGGAAGGAATTGGAAATTGCCATTCGGGTGCTCGCGAAAGAAGTCGAGCGCCTGAAGAGGTTGCTCGAAAAGTCGTAAACTACAGTCGAGTTCTGGCCCGCGCTGACTCTGGCCCGCTTTGGCCGCCCAGGGTCCCTTCCCAACGGGGGACGCCGCCCAGTAGTGACGAAGGAGTCCTGCTATGCGGCGTGTCCGATACCTCACCCTGCTCCTGATCGGCCTGCTGGCGATGCCAGCCGCGGCGCAGCAATTCGTTCGTCTGCAATCCACCGCCACGCAGGGTACGATTTCCGCGAATGGCGGCTATGTCGAACTCACCACGGCCAACGT